AGCTCTGGGCTTGGAACATCACGTGGTATGTTTGATATTAAGTATCAAATGATGCTAAACGACATCACGAGCATGTACAACTATATTGGTGACCTTGCTTATCACGAGCAGATCAATCAATACGTTTCACTAATTGACATGCAGTTAAATGGCACACCACAGATTCGTTTCTCGCGCCGACAAAACAGACTGTACATCGATGGTGATTTTACCGATGGCGATATCCAGAAAAACGATTATGTTGTTGCTGAAGTAATGACAAAAATTAATGCCACCACATACAGTTCTGTATGGAGTGATACATTTATGAAAGATTACACAACCGCTCTGATTAAACAGCAGTGGGGTATGAACCTTATGAAGTTTGAGGGTATGCAGTTGCCAGGTGGCGTTACACTAAACGGTCGTCAGTTCTACGAAGATGCGACAAACGAGATTGAACAAATCCTAACAGAGATGCGATCTGTCCATGAAATGCCAATAGATTTCTTTGTAGGATAATTGTGGACTCTTTTAAAACGTTTATTACAGAAGCTAAAGAAGGAATTGGGTTAACAGTATTTGATATTGATGACACGCTATTCCATACTTTTGCTATGATAAAAGTAATGAAAGATGGTAAAGAGATTAAATCTTTGACCAATCAAGAGTATAATGTCTATAAATTAAAAGCTGGTGAGTCATTTGATTTTGGTCAATTTAAAGATGCTGCCAATTTTAGAAAAACTTCTAAACCCATTATTAAAATGATACAAAAGGCAAAAGCTATTATAGCAAATGCTAATAAAGCTGGATCTAAAGTTATTATTATGACCGCCCGTGCCGACTTTGATAATAAGAATGTTTTTCTACAAACTTTTAAAGACTATGGGATTGACATTAGCAAAGTTTACATTGAACGTGCTGGTAATATGGGATCTAAAAACTCTAGTGCAAAAAACAAAAGATTTTTGTTCCATAAATACCTTAGAGGCGGTAAGTATGCTCGTGTAAGGTTCTTTGATGATGCGTTGTCTAATATTACAATGTTTAAATCATTACAAAAACAATATCGTGACATTAACTTTGAAGCGTTTCATGTCCAACCGGATGGGACAATAAGGAAAGTTTAATGGCAACCAACGTATATTTTAGCCAAAAAGTTAAGTCTGAACAGAACCTATTCGAGGACATTGTCATCGAGTCGTTGAAGATGTATGGCCAAGACGTGTATTATCTTCCTCGTGACATTGTTAACAAAGACCCAATTTTTGGTGACGATATTCCATCAAGATTCAACTCAGCATACAAGATTGAAATGTATATTGAGAACGTTGATGGGTTTGATGGTGAAGGCGATCTAATGACAAAGTTTGGAGTCGAGCTTCGAGACCAAGCAACGTTTATTGTATCTCGCCGCCGTTGGAACCAAACTGTTAAGAGATATGACAACGACATTAATTCTGTTCGTCCTCGTGAAGGTGATCTAATCTACTTAACGCTCAGCAACAGTATGTTTGAAATTATGCATGTTGAACACGAGCTGCCATTTTATCAATTGAGCAACTTGCCAACCTACAAGTTGCGTTGTGAGAAATTTGAATACAATGATGAAGACTTTGATACAAATATTCAAACGATTGACGCAATTGAACAAATCGGTTATGTTGTTAAGCTGACGCTACAAGACTCGTCAGCTAGAGGATTCATAATTGGTAACACAGTTTCTCAGACACTATCGTCTGGTGTTATTATGTCTGCTGAGATCGTAGAATACAACGACTCTGACAACATTCTACAGATTGCACATATTGGATCTAACGACAGTGACTACCATGAGTTTGTCACATCTAGAATTGTTACATCGTTGGATAGTGATGGTAACACTCTACGTAGAATGGTAACAGCTATTAATGAGCAGTTGAACCAAGCAAGTGCTCAGAATGAAGAATTTGCAAGCGATACAGATAGCTTTATTGATTTTTCTGAAATAAATCCATTTGGTGATCTGGAGGCTCCGTAATGTTTGGTACATATTTTTATCATCAACGAATTAGAAAAAGTGTTGCATTGTTTGGGTCAATGTTCAACAACATTCATATCATACGTAAAAATGCTACTAGTGATGTTGTTAGCACAATTAAAGTTCCGTTATCTTATGCACCTAAGCGTAAATATATGGAAAGACTTTTAGAAAATCCAGATTTAGATACAGATTCTAAAGTGGCTATTAAGCTACCTAGAATGTCGTTTGAAATTATTTCTTTGGGTTATGACCCAATGCGGCAAGTATCAAAAGTTAACAATTATAGTATTTCTGCAACAACTAATTTAAAATCAAAATTCTATTCGCCAACCCCATATATAATTGGTTTTCAATTAAACATTTATGCAAAAAATCAAGATGATGCGTTACAAATTGTCGAACAAATTATTCCGTATTTTAATCCGCAATATACACTAACAATTAAACCTATTGCTAATTTTAATACAATTACTGAAGACGTTCCTGTAACATTACAAAGTGTAACATTTACTGATGATTATGAGGGAAATCTAGAAGCTCGACGTTCTATTATCTACACAATTGACTTTGAAATGAAAATTAACTTTTACGGTCCAATTAATACCGGTGAGATTATTCGTCAGGTTGATATTAACCTTGGTCAAATGAATATTGGTATGAATGATTCTGATGTTCTTACTGAACGTATTAGAGTTGTTCCAGATCCGTTTGGTGTAAGCCTTGACAGTGATTATGGTTTCACTACAACTATAACAACATTAATAGATAGTGCATAATATGAAAGACTCTGCAGATAATGATTTTGAATATGCAAGAACCGTCTATCACGATATCCTAGCTAAAGGGTCTCAAGCAATGGATGAAATGATTGGTGTTGCTACAGCTACCGAACATCCTCGAGCATTTGAGGTGTTGTCGACAATGATGAAGACTCTTGCTGATGTCAACGGCAATCTAATTGACTTGCATAAGAAGAAAAAAGACTTTGATAAGTCTGATCAGCCAGCTGCACTTCCAGGCGCAACAACAAACAATGTATTTTTTGGATCTACAGCAGATTTGCAAAAATTGCTGATTGATCAAATGAAAGATGTGACCCCAAATGGTTAATATGACCAATTCATACAACGGCAACCAAAGTGTAAAACGCGATGGTGCTGTTATTGGATTTACACAAGAACAGATCCAAGAATACGTTAAGTGCTCTCAAGACCCAGCGTATTTTGCTAGAACATACTGTAAAGTGATTAACCTTGATAGGGGTTTGGTTCCGTTTGATCTGTATCCGTACCAAGAACAAATGTTTGAGCATTTCAACAATGAGCGCTTCACGTGTGTTCTTGCTTGTCGTCAATCTGGTAAGTCAATTAGCTCGGTGGCATATCTGTTATGGAATGCTGCGTTTCATCCAAACCAAACAATTGCTATCCTTGCTAACAAAGGTGAAACTGCTCGCGAAATGTTGGGTCGTATTACATTGATGCTTGAGAACCTTCCGTTCTTCCTACAGCCTGGAACAAAGGCTCTGAACAAAGGTTCTATCGAATTCTCAAACAACAGTCGTATTGTTGCCCGTGCAACATCAGGCGCATCAATTCGTGGTATGTCTGTTAACTTGCTGTACTTAGACGAGTTTGCATTTGTTGAAGATGCTGCAACATTCTACACTTCAACCTATCCTGTTATTACTTCTGGTATAAGCACAAAGGTTATCATTACCTCTACAGCTAATGGTATTGGCAATATGTACCACAAACTGTGGGAAGGTGCTGTGCAAGGAACAAACGAGTTCAAACCTTTCCGTGTAGATTGGTGGGATGTTCCAGGCCGTGATGAAAAGTGGAAGCTGCAGACAATTGCAAACACTTCTCAGCTACAGTTTGATCAGGAATTTGGCAACACATTCTTTGGAACGGGTGACACACTAATTGGTGGTGAAGCTCTGATGAAACTAAAAGTGGCTGAACCTATTAGAATACTGGAAGACCGCACTGTAAGAATTTATGAAGAAGTTAAAAAAGACCACGATTATATCATGGCAGTAGACGTTGCTAAAGGAGTTGGTGGTGACTATTCCACGTTCAACATTATTGACATTACACAAAAGCCTTTCAAGCAAGTTGCTACTTATCAAAACAATAAAGTATCACCTATTTTGTTTCCAGATTACATTCACAAATATGCTAAGGTATATAACAACGCTTGGGTTCTAATTGAGAACAATGACCAAGGTGGTGTTGTTTGTAATGGAATGTATTATGACTATGAGTATGAAAATCTTTATGTGCAGTCTGCGGTAAAGGCAACTGGTCTTGGTATTACAATGGACCGTAAGGTTAAAAGACTTGGATGTTCAAACATAAAAGATTTGATCGAGGGTGGTAAACTTGAGATTGTCGATCGTAATACAATCCTCGAGATATCTACGTTTGTTGCTAAAGGTCAATCGTATGAAGCATCAGATGGCAACCACGATGACCTTATGATGAACCTTGTGTTGTTTGGTTACTTTACTGGTTTGTCAGCATTTGGTGATATGACTGACATTAATGTTAAGAAATTCTTATTTGAGCAACAGATGAGACACATTGAAGATGATGTTGTACCATTTGGTTTTATAGACGATGGATCAGACCCAGATCCAGAACCAATAGTCGATCCAAAGAGTGGTTGGTCAGTCGATAAGGATTGGCGTGCTGAACAATGGAACACTAACGCTAATTATTGATTGTTATAAATAATGGTAATTGAATCTTCGTATTATGATCCTTATTATATAACTCAATAAAGGAAAAGAGACATGGCTATTTTTACTCCTTCTGAGTCTCCTGCAGTAATTGTAAAAGAGATTGATCTAACGGGCGGCGTGCCGAACGTACAATCAACCACTGGTGCATTTGTAGGAAACTTCCGCTGGGGCCCAGTGCGTAAGGCAACTCTCATCGACACAGAAGCGAGTCTTGCTGCTACGTTTACTACCCCAAATACAACCAAT